GATACGAGAAGTATCGCCTCCTACGACCACACAACATACACCGAACCTATTCTGGAAGTTTTCTATGTAGATATCCCATTACTAGAAATACAAGATAGTTCTCAAGCACAGACAGTTGAAAATGTAGACCTAATACAACATAATATTTTAGTTGTAGATAATGTCAGCCAAGCCCAAACATCAGAAAATATAGACGTTATTGCCCATGCTCCATCTACAGCATTAATAGTTGAAGATGCTTCTCAGGCACAAACCGCAGAGACCGTAGGATACCTAACTCAAAATTTAGCAGTACAGGACTCTTCCCAAGCTCAAACTGTAGAAAATGTAGGATACCTTACACAAAATTTAGCAGTTGCTGATGCGTCTCAGGCACATACCGTTGAGAATGTAGTTGTTACTGCTCACGCACTTCTTCTAATAATACAGGATGCTTTACAGGCTCAAACAGCTGAAACTATTGCTATAACTCAGCATAATATTTTACTTGTAGATAATTCTCTTCAAGCTCAAACTGTAGAAAGCCCAACCCTAGTTCAACACAATATATTATCTGCAAGTGATTCATCACAGTTACAGACGGTTGAAAATGTAGTTCTAACTGCACATAACCACTACGACCTAGAAGTTCAAGATTCAACTCAATTACAAACAGTAGATAATATAGTTCTAACTGCACATAACTATTATCTTCTAGTTATTAATAATGCTTCTCAACTGCATAGTTCTGATAATGCCATACTGGTACAACACAACATTCTTGCAGTAAGTGATACAAGCCAACTACAAACAGTTGAGAATACAGTACTTACTCAACACAATATACTTGCTGTAGATGCCGCTTCACAACTTCAAAGTGCTGAAAATTGTGTAGTAACTCCTCATGCTCCTGGTGCAGTAGTAGCTGAAGTTCAAGACGCTTCTCAGGCTCAGACAGCGGGGAACGTAGTTCTTGTACAACACAATATATTAGTAGTAGACAACACTACTCAGGCTCAAACTGTTGATAGTGCAACCCTTGTACAACACAGTACTCTTGTTGTAAATAATGCAAGCCAGTTACAGACATCAGAGAATGTATTACTAAAGGTAATTCTTGCTGTACAGAACGCACTACAAGATCATAGTGCAGAGAATGTAACATTAGTTCAACATCATACTCTTGTGGTACAGAATAGTTCTCAGAGTATGACTAGCGATATTGTAGGACTTGTACAGCACCATGTACTTGAAGTACGGGATGCTTTACAATTACAAACTGCTGAAGAAATAATTTTCTACATAGCACCTGCGTTCTTGACTGTAAATAATGCGATACAACTACAAACGTCAGAAACCCTAGACCTTACACAACATAATATACTTTTAGTAGATGATGCGTTTCAACTACAAAAAACTACTTTTATAGCACTTAATCCATTTACACTTATGTTTATTATGGGTTGTATACGACAATATGATAAGAATCTTGCTATATATAAAGATAAAATGTTTATCAAAGATTTATATGTAAATACTTTAATAGATAAAAACTTTAAAAGGCGGTAGGAGATATAATGGAAGAGATAGATAAACTACGCTTAGGGGATGTAGGTACAGTATTTAGAATTAGAATTATAGATAAGGCCGAAGAAGCTATAGATTTAAAAGATTGTATCGTAAAACAAATTATCTTCAGAAAGCCAGATGATACTTATGTGGAAAAAGACTCAGACTTCTATACAGATGGGTCTGATGGTTATATTCAATATACAACTATATTTGGAGATTTAGACCAAGCAGGTATATGGCATATTCAAAGCCATATTGAATTTGATGTTTCTAATAGTTGGCATACTACTATAGATTCTTTCTTGGTTTCTGAAAATTTGGAGAATAAATAATGGCAGAATCTATTGATTATTTAATTCCAATGTTACGGTTAAAAATTGGAGACCTTGACAGTACGACCTATAAATATCTAGATGAGTGGTTATTAAATGCCTTTATAGCAGCAATAAGAGGATTAGAGCGTTATTGGGATAGTAAATATTTTATTACTGACGGTGGTATTGTAACTAGAAATACCAACTATAATTATTTTGAATTTGAAGAAACAGAAGGCACTATTCAGTCAAAGGATGAAGATATAATAGTTATAAAAGCAGCACTAATAATTCTTGAGGGTGGTTTAGAAAACGCCGCTTGGAATATTGGTTCTTGGAGAGATGCGGAAATCTCTTACTCAAACTTGGAGTATGGAAGATTAAGAACGGAAAACATTAGACGAATGAGAGAGGAATTATCAAATCTAATAAAAGTTCCAATGAAAAGATTAACCACATCTCAAAGAATGACAATACTAGATACTAAAGTATAAAGAAAGGATATTGGAAGGATAAAACAATGAATAAGAAGATTGAAGTGCTTTGGGTGAGTGATTTAGTAACCCCCACTGGTTGGTCTAGAGTTGCACACGGTATTATAAAACACTTACCAAAAGAAGAATTTAATGTTACGGGTCTTGGAATAAATTATTTTGGAGACCCACACCCCTATGATTTTCAGATTTATCCAGCAGGTGTAGGTCAATTAGGAGATGTTTATGGATTTAGTAGATTAGAAGGAATTCTAAAAACTAAGAAATTTGACCTAATCTATATTCTAAATGATATCTGGGTAATAAAGGAGTATTTAAAGAAATTAGAATCATTTAAAGAATATAGACCTAAGATTGTTATTTATTTTCCAGTGGATGCTACAAATCATGACCCTGAATGGTATGATAAGGTTCCATTGGTAGATAAAGCAGTGGTGTATACACAATTTGGAAAAGAAGTTGCAGAAAAAGCACTACCAGACTACATCTTTGATATTATTCCTCATGGTATAGACAAAGAAATATTTTTTCACGTAAATAAAATAGACGCTAGAAAAGCTATATTCAAAAATCCAGAACTTGAAAGTTCATTTATATTTCTAAATGCAAATAGAAATCAACCACGTAAAAGACTAGAGAAAACATTAGAAGGATTTAAATTATTCTCTGATGGTAAACCAGACAACGTTCTATTATACATGCATTGTGGAGTTATGGATGCAGATTTAAACGTAACTAAATTAGCAGAACGAATGGGTATTGGTAAAAGACTTATAGTTACTAGTTTTAAAATGGGTGTACAGCAAGTACAAGTAGAAAAATTAAACCTTATTTATAATGCTACCGATGTTGGTGTAAATACTAGTTTAGGAGAAGGTTGGGGATTACCCTCTTGTGAACACGCAGTTACTGGTGCCCCACAAATAGTTCCAGACTCTTCTGCCTGTGGTGAAATTTTTAAAGATTGTGGTTTATTAATTCCTAATGGAGAAAATTTCCTTCAAAGTAAAATTATGACCACAGGAAAATTAGTTCATTCAGAAGATGTAGCAATTCAAATGGAAAGTTTATATACTAATAAAAAACTTTACAACAAACTTTCTAAAGCAGGTATAAATAAATTCTCTTCTGATAAATATAGTTGGAAAACTATAGCAGGACAATGGCGGGACACATTCTTAGGAGTTTTATAAATGAACATAGTCTTTCCAAGTAACACAAAAGAGGTAATTGATTCTATTAGAGAAGTAATAGGTAGAGATGTTATTTTTAGAGTAGTAGCATCAGCTACTGCTTGTCCAGAATGTTATTTAGACCCCGTTACTAATACTTCAACAGATTCATTTTGTGATACTTGTGAGGGAGTGTACTGGATACCAGTATATTCAGGTGTAACCATTCTTGGTCACGTAACTTGGGGGCATAGTGATAACATGCAATGGCAATCAGCTGGACAATGGTATGAGGGGGATTGTAGGGTACAGATTGAATACACACCAGAAAATGTAATTGTAGTAGATTCTGCAGTAGATGTACTTGTAGATGGTAAAACTATGGAACTAAAAAAGAGAATTTTACGTGGAGTACAACCAATTAATCGTATACTTTTAGACTTAGTGGAGAAAGAGAAAGGATAGGTGAAACATGGGTAAGATTATACAGGAAGTGGATTTATTAACCTTAGTATCTTATGCAGTTAAGAAAAATAAAAAGTTACAGGCCGTTTTACTACAAGCACTAGAGGAATATTTTCCAAAAGATTCACAAGAATATTTGGAGCTAAGAAAGATAGTTTTAGATGAAACTAGTGGAGCATTTCGAGCAATTATTAGAGAAATTTTTGGTGATGTAGAATACTTGGTATAATATGATTAATGATTTGAGGGCAGAATTAAAAGAGGAACTAAGACACATACCTTCTTATATACTACAAGCACAACGTGTAGATAGAGAATATGAGAAACTATCTATAAAGTTTGATAGAATTTCTGCTGAAATAGAGAAAGCAGAAAAGGAACCAGAAAAAGTTTCTTCTGGTGATGCCTTAGAAAATACACTATTAGAAGCTCCAAAATTATTAATGAAAGAAATAAATCTTGCTGTAAAGAAAAATCCAGAGTTTAATAATCCTTTTTTTATAGACAAGTTACGTGTAGCAGCTTTTGACGAGAGAACTATTACCATAATACAATTTAAAAATGGAAATATAAAGGTAAAGTTAAATTTAAATGAGACAGCTGGAAGCCTTTCTGATTATGGAAATGGAATAAAGAAAGTAAGACAAGAATTAGGAACTAAATCCAGTGCCGATATTTCTAGCCATTTCTGGTCTGAAAAATACTATGGGGCTGCTAGAGAAGGTAGAGCAGTAAAAGTAATGAGGGGAAGGGGAAAAAATAGAAAACAAGTAGACCAGTCAGCAAAATTTACATGGGCATACTGGAACACCATGAGACAAAGAATGAAAGCAGCAGGAAAGGTTGCTCCCTTTTGGGAACTATTGGATAAAGGAATGATGCCAATTCCTAATGCTAGTCGTAAAGGTGGAGAAGGAACAGCATATCCAGTAAATGAGGCAACAGACTTTACTGGAAAAGCACAACGCAAAATAAAAGAATACTATGAAAGTCAAGTAACACAAGTAGTTGCAAATAAAGGTTTTGATATAGTTGCAGCCAGAAAAACACTTTCTGAATTAGAAAAAGCTATGGCCTTTATAGATAAACTTCTTATAGAAGTAAACGAAAAATCACTAGATGTTGGTGCAGAATTAGTTATAAGAATCGGTGACAATATAAAGAAAGCAGATAGTACAAAGGTACAAAACCTTGAAATGGCACTTAAGAACAAAGAAAAAGTTGGTTCTAGAATTCGTTTGGGTGGTGGAGTAAGAGTAAGAACTATCCAAATGCAAAAAACTTATGGAAGGTAACTAGTGTATATAGAGCGTAAGGAAGACCTAAGTATTTATTACTGGTTAGTGAATAAATTTCAATCCACACCCTTTGTAAAAATTGTGGATGGATTTCCAGTCGAAGATTTAACTATACCATCAATCTCTATAGAACAAGATGAAATAGAGTATTATCCATTACAAATGGGAGACAGAAAGGGTGGTTCAGTAAGAACATGGTATATAGATATTTTCGCTAAGAATAAGTCACAAAGAGATGAATTTGCATATAAAGTTTATAATGACCTAAAAGATGGAATTACCGTGTATAATTACGATTTGGGATTTGATACCACTTCCGCAATAGGTCATCTTGATATAGAATATAGAAAAATACAAATTGTTAGAATAGACCCGGAACTGATTTCTCCGTTATATTATAGGGCAACTATAACTATTTTAGCAGAAAACGTAATTTTGGAGGATTAATTAGGATGGCAAAAAGATTAGCTATACCTTCGAAGGACTTACAGTTGCATATTATTGGGCCACTGGAATCTTTTAAGGCTACTAGAGTACAAAAGACTAGTTTTGGACAGGATATTCCTTCCACTACAGTTGATGAGTTGGGCAATTCAGCCCATACCGGAGAGAGTAAAGATACACCTAATGTTACTCTATCCTTTTCCGCTTTTGACGTTGGGGTGAAAATTTTCTCTGTTCTTACAGGCACAAATGCTGTTGCATATCCAGGTGCTGGTGTAGATATTTCAGAACTAGGAGAAGTTGATGCGGCATACTTTGTAAAAGACCCAGATTTATCAGTTTATGCCAAGTCTGGACATGGTAAACGCTT